CAGATCCGCCGCAGATGACGTATTGGCCGGTGGCGTAGGTGGTGCTCATTTCGTTTCCTTCGGGTTGCTGGCTCTGTTTGCTGAGCCGATGAGTTAATGCAAGGCATTACGCGTAATGCGTCAACAGGAAGATTAGAGGTTTGACTCTAAAATTTCAGTCACTTACGCGTTATAATGTGCGCATGGAAAAAGCAACAACGCCGGGGGCAAGAGCCGTGAAGGCATTCAGAGATCGAAAGCGCGAGGCTGGGGAAGTCGAGTTGCGCGGCGTCTGGGTGCCGGCCGAGCTGGTCGAGCAAGTGCGCAAGGTGGTGGCCGAGCTGGTCGAGCGGCACAAGGGGCGGCAATGAGGCCGATTCGCATGGCCGCAGAAAAGCCGCAGAAGTACGGCGCGAAGCGCTGCGCGTGGAATGGCATCAAGTTCGCCAGCCAAGCTGAGCTGGCGCGCTATCTGCAGCTTCTCGAGATGCAAAAGCGCGGCGAGATCAGCGGACTGGAGTTGCAGCCGGTCTACGTGCTGGCGCCTGCGGTTCGCCTCCTGGGCGAGGCGCGCAAGAGGCCTGCGCTGCGGTACGTGGCGGATTTCCGCTACTTCAAGGCGCCCGGGCTGGCGGTCGTTGAAGACGTGAAAGGCCTGGACACGCCCGCCAGCCGCATCAAGCGGCACTTGATGGCGACCGTGCACGGCATTCATGTGGTGCTGATAAAAAAGTCTTGAGTATGTTGCGCGTTATGTGTTAGAGTATGTCCATTGTTGGCGCACATCAGAAATGATCCAATGTCCACCGAGGTGCGGTATGGTGGGACTCAAGCTGCACGAGTAATTGCGGGCTGTTGTAAGCTCATGAGGCAGTTAATCGCATGACCACCCCGGGAAAGCAGCGGGGGCTATCAGATCAGCCGGCAAGCTCTACCCGCCAGAACCAAGCAAGTGCGGGACGGCTATACCTTGGACGCCGGCTGATCTGATGGCGCTGCCGGCTTAGCCCCGGGGCGGCAGAGAGAGTGCGCGGACGACAGAAGGAACCCAGCTTCATGGGCCGCCATCAACACACCAACAGGACAACACATGGACATGACGATCGCAGACGAACTGGCCGCAGAAACACTGGCGGCCGACAACACGCCCGAAGCGCTGGCGGAGCGCCGTGCCGCGCTGGCTGCGTAGCTGGCCGAGGTGGATGCCCGGCTGGCGGCCGAAAAGGAAGTGGAGCGGTTTGGCGTGATCAAGCGCATCGGCGAGCTGATGCAGCAACACGGCATCACGGCCGCCGACCTGACCGGAAAGCCAGCGACGCGCGCAGCCAAGGGCGAGCCGCGCCAGAGCGCGCTGACTGGCGTCAAGGTGCCGCCGAAGTACCACGACCCGGCGACCGGTGAAACATGGTCGGGCCGTGGGCTGCAACCGAAGTGGCTGAAGGCGAAGATCTCGGCGGGCGCCGAGCTGGAGTCGTTCCGGATCGGGGGTGCAGCATGAGTGGGGCGATAATGACGTTTGGCGACGCAGTCGAGGCCCTGAAGCGAGGCGAGCGTGTTGCCCGCGCCGGCTGGAACGGCAAGGGCATGTGGCTTGGCCTGGTCCAAGGCTACGAGTACAACCCGGATGACGGCAGGGCCACTGTCTTTGCACTGGGCTGCCAGAAATTGCCATGGATTGGCATGAAGACCGCAGATGGTGGCTTTGTGCCGTGGCTCGCCAGCCAGACCGACATGCTGGCCGAAGACTGGGTGCTGCTGGCATGACCGCGCTGCGCGTCAAACTCGGGCCGGGCGCAAAGATGCCGACGCGCGCCACCGATGGATCGGCTTGCCTGGACATCTGCGCCAGCGCGCCGGCCACTGTGCACGCAGGAGAGACCGCGCCGGTCAGCACTGGCCTGCATGTGCAGATCGAGCCCGGCTGGTGCATGCTGTTGTTCAGCCGCTCGGGGCATGGCATCAGGCACGGCATCAGGCTCGCAAACAGCGTCGGCGTGATCGACAGCGACTATCGCGGCGAGATCATCGTCGGCCTGCGCAATGACACATGGATCAGATTCGACGTCCAGCCGGGCGACCGCATCGCGCAAGCGCTGCTGGTGCCGGTGCACGATGTCGAGTTGATCCAGGTGGCCGATCTGTCGGAGACAGTGCGCGGGGCTGGCGGGCTGGGAAGCACGGGGGCGTGAATGGCTAGGCCGTCGAAGCTGAGCCCTGAGCAGTGGGCAGAGGTTGAGCGGAGGCTTGCCGCTGGCGAGGGTGTGCGCGACCTGGCGCGAGCGTTCGGTGTGAGCCCTGCTGCCGTCAGTAAACGCGGTGTTTCGAAACAAACCAAACAAGTGCAGGTTGTTGCGAAACAGCTTGCCCAGGCGCAGACCGCGCTGGCCGCGCTGCCGGTCGCACAGCAGTACACCGCCGTCAGCCTGGCCGAGAAGCTGCGCAACATCAGCGCCAGCCTGGCGAGCGCGGCCGAGCTTGGCGCAGCCACGGCGCACCGATTGCACGCGCTTGCGAACTCTGAGGTGGCGAAGGTCGATGACGCCGACCCACTGGCGAGCCGAGAGGCTCTAATCGGAGTTGCTGGGTTGGTCAAGCTGGGCAACGATGCTGCACAAGTTGGCGTCAACCTGCTGGCGGCGAACAAGGAGCGGATCAAGGCTGCCGACGATCAGGCCGAGTCGCAACGGCCGCAGGTCATGACCCTGGAGTTTGTCGATGCGGGCACAGTTTCCGGCCAAGCTTAAGCCGCTGTTCTTTCCTGCGCGCTATAAGGTGCTGCACGGCGGGCGCGGCTCCGGCAAGAGCTGGGGAATCGCGCGCGCGCTGCTGATGCTCGCAAAGCAAAGCAAGCGGCGCATCCTCTGCACGCGCGAGGTTCAGAAATCCATCAAGGACAGCGTTCACGCGCTGCTCAGCGACCAGATTCAGGCGCTTGGTTTCGGTGGCGACTTTGATGTTTTGGAAACTGAGATCCGCTGCAGAACGACGGGGAGTGTTTTTCTTTTCGGTGGCCTGCAGCAGCACACGGTCGAGAGCATCAAGAGCTTCGAGGGTTGCGACATCGTGTGGGTTGAGGAGGCCCAGGTGGTCAGCGGGAAGAGCTGGGATGTGCTGATCCCGACAATTCGCCGGCCCGGGTCCGAAATCTGGGTCAGCCTGAACCCGCAGTTGGACAGTGACGAGACATATCAACGGTTCATCGCGTTGCCGCAGCCTGGCGCGTGGGTCTGCGAGATGAACTACACTGACAACCCGTGGTTTCCGCCGGTGCTGGAGCAAGAACGCCAGCACGCGCAGAAGACCATGAAGGCCGAGAAATACCGCCACATTTGGGAAGGCAAGTGCATGCCCGCTGTTGATGGCGCCATCTACTTTGATGAGGTGGCGAAAGCCGAGGAAGAGGGGCGCATCACGAGCGTTCGCGCTGACAGGATGCTGAAGACGCACGCCATCTTTGACCTCGGCTGGAACGACTCCATGTCAATCATCATCGTGCAGCGCTCGGCAAGTGAGCTGCGGGTGATCGACTACATCGAAAACAGCCACAAGAAGCTGAGCGATTACAGCGACATGCTAAAGGCGCTCCCCTACAACTGGTCAGGCATCTGGCTTCCTCACGATGGGTTCTCGAAGGACTACAAGACCGGCAAGAGCGCAGAAGAAATGATGAAGGCCATGGGCTGGAAGGTGTCGCGCACCACGAGTATGGACATTGAAGGCGGCATCAAAGCGGCGCGCGAGGTGTTCGAGCGAATCTGGTTCGACAAGGACAAGACGGCCAGACTGGTAGAATGCCTGAAACGCTACCGGCGTAACATGGGGCAGAAGACCGGCGAGGCTGGCGCACCGCTGCATGATGAGTTCAGCCACGGTGCAGACGCCTTCCGATACCTTGCGCTCTGTGCCGACCAGCTGACCAACTCCGACAAGAAGCGCGCCCGCGTTTCCGTAGATAACGACTCTGGATCGTGGATGTCATCATGAACAATCGAGTTAGAGCCATGTGGCTGAATCCATTGTCAGGCGTGCGGCTTGACACCGTCGAAAACGGACAACAGCGGCACGTAATGGTCACCGCCCCGTATACAGTCGAGCGGTTCAGGAGTGGCCTGGCAAGGCTGGGCGCTCGCGGCACAGCGCCCGCGTACCTTGATAGCTGTCAGCCGCTGAGCCCCGAGGTCAGCGCCGCGTTTGAGGCCGCCTGCAATGGCTACTAAGCAAGACCCTTTCACCCGCGCTAAAGAGCGCATCGACGAGTGCAAGGACTACAACCGCGACCAGCACAACCGGATCAGGGAAGACCTGCGCTTCAGCAACCCGTCCGACCCGCAGCAATGGCGCGACGATGACCAGACGCTCAGACAGGGGCGCCCAACCCTCACGCTTGATCGCACGAACCAGTTCATTGCCCAGGTCGTCAACGATTCGAGGCAGAACAACCCCGGCATGACGGTGATCGGCGTTGACAGCAAGGCGGACCCGAAGGTCGCCGAGACGCTGGGCGGGCTGATCCGGCACATCGAGTACCGCAGCCGCGCTTCCCAGGCGTATGACATGGCGATTGAGCTGACAGCCCGGTGCGGCCAGGGCTGGCTGCGCGTTGTGCCTGAGCTGGTGGGCGAAGAGACGAACGAGCACGAAATCCGAATCTTGCGCGTGACCGACCCGACCGCGTGCGGACTGGACCCGAACAGTATTGAGGCAGACGGCAGCGACGCGAAATGGGGCTACGTCGAAACGCGCATGACCGAGTGCGTATTCGAGGCGACGTACCCGAAGGCCAGGCAGGTGCAGTTCGGCGATGCTTGGAACGTGGACGGCATCATCAGCCTGGCCGAGTATTTCGAGATTGAAGAAAAGTCCGAGACGACCGAGGAAAACGAGATCATCATTCCGCACCCGAACGGCGGACAGCTGGCGATCACCGAGGATCAGTTCTGGACGCTGACGCAGCGCATGGGCTCGAAACCTCCAGTTATCTCTGCCGGCGTCAAGCGCAGCACGAAACGGTCAAAGTCGGTGAAGTGGCTCAAGATGTCGGGCGCCGAGGTGCTGGATGAGTCGGTGTTCCCTGGTGAGTTGCTGCCAATCATCCCGGTACTGGGCTACGAACTGTGGGTTGATGGCGTGCGCCACGTTTGCGGCCTGACCCGTCGCCTGATGGATGGTCAGCGGCTGCACAACTATCAGATGAGTGCGGTAGCCGAGTTCCTCGCGACGCAGCCCAAAGCGCCGTTCATCGCCCCGGCCGAGGCTATCGAAGGATACGAAGGCGACTGGAAGAAGCTGAACAGGGGCAACCCGTCCTATCTGCCTTACAACGCATTCGATGAGAACGGAAACGCCATCCCGCCCCCGAGCCGCATCAACCCGCCTGCAATGCCGGGGGCCTATGCGCAGATGAGTCAGTTTGCCGTGACTGAAATGGAAGCGTCGGTCGGCATGTATAAATCTGCGCTCGGACAGCAGTCGAACGCGGTGAGCGGTCGGGCCAAGCTGGCAGACGAGCGCAGCAGCGACACCAGCACGTTTCATTTCATCGACAACTTGTCGCGCTCGATCGAGCAGCTCGGGCGCGTGGTAGTCAATCTGATCCCGATCGTCTACGACACCGAGCGCATCAAGCACATCATTGGCGCAGATGACCAGCGATCGATGGTCAAGATCAACCCCAAGATGCAGCAGGGCGCCAAGCTCGACCACAAGGGTAAGGTGGTCGAGATCAACCCCAACGTTGGCAAGTACGACGTGCGGGTGAAGGCTGGCCCGAGCTACACGAGTCAGCGCGAAGAGACGGCGCAGCAGCTGGCCGACATGATCCAGGCGCAGCCGCAGCTGGCCCCGGTGCTCGGGCCGATGTGGGCGCGCATGAAGGACATGCCAGAGTCCGACCGTATCGCGCGTCTGCTGCTGGCTATGGCGCCGCCGCAGGTCCAGGCTCTGGAGTCGGAAGAGGACGACATCCCGCCGCAGGCGCAGGCCAAGATCCAGCAGCTTGAACAGCAGCTGAACGAAATGCACCAGGTGATGGATGCCGCGACCAAGAAGCTGCAGGAGCTGCAGAGCGGCGACCGCGAGACGACCCTCAAGTATCTCGCCGAAGCCGCGCGCATCGAGAACGATGAGTTCAAGGCGCACACCGACCGCATCAAAGCGCTCGGCGCCGGCATGACGCCCGAGCAGGTGCAGGCACTGGTGATGCAGACCATCACGCAGGCCATGCAGCAAGAGCCGCTCGACGGTGGGGAAGAGCTTGAGCAGCAGCTTGGAACCGAGCGGCAAGAGCCAGAACACCAGATGGTTCCGCAGATGGGCCAGCCGATGCCACAATACGAGCCAGGAGAGGTGCCCGAGCCTGCCGGCGCCCCTGAACAGCAGGAAACGAACGAGCCGCCCGAGGGCGGCGATCCAATGGGCGGGCAGCCCGAACAACAGCCGGAACAAATCTGATGGATTACGCTGTACTTTCCGCCCCAAGCCAGGCCGGCACAGGCCAGGTGATCTCACTATCGGCCACGAGCACGCAAACTGCTCCGCTCAAGGCTGGCGATGCCCTGGTCGTTGTCACCAACATCGCGTTTCTCGTGCGCGGCCCGAATCCGACCGCAACGAACACATGCATGGCGATCCCGCCTAACTGGCCGGTGATCATCAAGGGCATTCAGGAGGGCGACAAGCTGGCCTTGGTGCTCCCATCTGGCACTGGCACGGCATTCGTGCACCAGGGCCAATAACCCGCTGCACTGCAGCAACCCACTTAGCCGGGCAAGGCCATGACTCATCCCACGATGACCACCGATACTCAAGTCGCACCTGACGTAGCGACTCAAAACCCCACGTCTGACGACATTGCGAGCAACCCCCAGGACGTCGCAACCCCTGGAATCAGTGCAGACGGCACGCCTACGGAACCCGCGAAGCCCGATGCGGCTGACGATGCGGACAAATCCGTCAAGCGCTTGCAGCGTCGCATTGATCGCGTCACGGCTGCTCGATACCAAGCCGAAGCCGAAGCTCGCCAGCTGCGGGAACGGATTGCGCAATATGAGCAGCGGCAGACGCAACCGCAGGAAGGGCAGCAGGATGCCCATCTTGATCCCGCGCGCTTTGACGAACTCGTGAGCACTCGTGCAAGCGAAATCGCCAAAGTGAACGAGGTCGCAGCAAAGAGCAACCGGATAGTTGAGGCCGGCGTGAAAGCGTATGGCGAAGCGTTCCGGGAATCGATTGCTACGGTGATCGACGAGGCCGGCCCACTCATCAACCAGCGAGGCATGCCTACCCCACTGGGGGAAGCGATTCTCGACAGCGATGCGACAGATACCCTGCTGCACTACCTGGGGCAGAACCCAGACGTGGCCGCGAGTCTCGAAGGACTCAGCGCCGCACAACTTGGCCGCCGCATCGCCCGAATCGAGGGCGAGATGGCGACCAAGCCAGTATCCAAAGTCCCGCGCGCTTTGACGCCCGTCACCCCGATGGGCACGTCCGCCAGTAAAGCCGAGTCGCAAATGACCGACGCCGAGTGGTACGCGGCGCGCAAACGAAACAGACCCTGAAAGTGTGAATCATGGCAAATAGCCTGCTTACCCATGCCATCGTCGCCCGCGAAGCTGCGGCGTTGCTGGAAGAACTTAGCCCGTTCTGCAAGAACGTCAACAAAGCCCGCCAGGAGGAATTCGGCAAGGACACCCAGGGCTACAAGCCTGGCTCGACCGTGACCGTCAAGATCCCGCCGACCGGCGTGGTCTACACCGGCGCCACCTTCGCGGGCGGCGGCTCGGCGCCTGACTTCCAGGAAGGCCAGGTGACTCTGACCCTGAACACGCAAAAGCATGTCCCGCTGACCTTCAGCGCCACGGAAAAGCTGCTGAACATCACGGACTTCAAGGAGCGCATCCTGATGCCGCAGATGACCACGCTGGCCGCCGCCGTCGAGGCTGACCTGCTGCTGCAGGCCGTGCAGGCAACGCCGAACATCGTCGGAACGGCCGGATCGATCCCGACCAGCATGAAGGTCTTCAGCCAGGCGCGCGCCAAGCTACAGCGCAACTTGGCCCCTACGGCGCCGCGCTACATGATGATGAGCGACGAGGTGAACGTCGAGCTTGTCGATTCGACCAAGGCGCAGTTCAACCCTGTGGCCGAAGTCGAGAAGATGTTCTACGAGGGCACGCTGGGCAAGGCCCAGGGCGCCGGCTGGTACGAATGCATCAACCTGCCGACGATCACCAACGGCACGCGCGCTGGTTCGATCACGGTGAGCGGCGCAACCCAGACCGGTTCGAGCCTGGTTGTCGGATGCACCAGTGGCGACACGTTCAAGAAGGGCGAGATCATCACCCTGGCTGGCGCGTTCGAGGTGCACCCGCTGACCGGCGTGGCAACGACCACGCTGCGCCAGTTCGTCATAACCGCCGATGTGACAGCTGCCGCCACTACTGCCACGCTGCCGATTTACCCGACCATTGACACGGCCATGCCGAACCAGACGGTCTCGGCCAGCCCAACCAACGGTGGCGCGGTGACGTTCTGGGGCTCGAATGCCACTGGCTACAAGCAAAACCTGATGTGGCACCGCGACGCCTATACCGCCGCGTTTGCGCCGCTGCCGGTGCTGGCGTCGTGCGAGGGCTACACCGCCCGGCTGCCGAGCGGCATCAGCGTGCGTATTATGACGTTCGGGAATGGCCAAACTGATACCGAAAGTACGCGCATCGATGTTTTGTTCGGCTTCGCTGCCGTTCGCGGCCAACACGGCTGCCGCGTCAGCCAGTGATCTGCGCCAACCTCGCTTGACCCTGGGCGGCGCTGTCGAAGGCGCCGCCAAACT